GCAATGACCCTTGATGCAAGCGGTAACTTGGTTGTTGGGGATACAAGTGCAACCTATCGCTTCAATGTAAGAGGTGCAACAGGAGAAAATGCAACACTTGCTGGATTTACATCTGGTACAAATACAGGTCGTGGTTTAACAATTGGTTTATCTGCTGGCGGTACAGCAGTCAATGATGCTTTTGTTGTTTATAACTCTACGGTAGCTGGTGGTTATGCGGGACACATTTGGCAAGCGGCAGGTACAGAGCGTGCCCGTATTGACCAAAACGGTAACTTGGGATTGGGTGTTACTCCTAGTGCTTGGGTCACAACTACGACATCAAGGGGAATGCAGTTCGGTCGTAGCGGCTCAATCTTTTATTCAACGGATCAAGCGATTGCTGTTTTTGGCAACAACTACTGTCAAACGGGCGCAGCCTCTTTTACGTATTTGGGTAATGGTTTTGCAAGCCGCTATACACAAGGCGATTTTGACGGCTTTCACGCTTGGTTCACCTCCCCCTCCGGCACAGCAGGTAACGCCATCACCTTTACCCAAGCAATGACCCTTGATGCAAGCGGTAATTTGTTGGTAGGGTCTACAAATAATAACGCTACAGCAGGTATTATTCATGGTCAAAGTGCTACAAATTCAACAGCAGTCGGCGCGTATGCAAAAGGCACAACATCTGCCGCTGTTGGGTTTTATTGCAAAATAGATAATGCAAATGCTTTGTATGCGTATTGGAATTGCAATGGCGTAAATACGGGAACGATTAGCACTAACGGGACAATTACAGTTTATGGAACAACTTCTGATTACCGTTTAAAAACAGTAATTGGCAATGTCACAGGCCACGGCGAACGCATTGATTTACTTAAACCTACTGAATACACATGGAATTCAAATGGTTCTCGCACCCGTGGTTTCTTGGCTCATGAATTCCAAGAAGTTTATGCGGATAGCGTTACTGGAACAAAAGATGCCATAGACGATAAAGGAAGCCCAAAATACCAAGCAATGCAAGCGGCCAGCTCTGAGGTTATTGCTGACCTTGTTGCTGAAATTCAATCCCTTCGTAAACGCCTTGCCTCCGCTGGCATCTAATCTTTTTAGGAGTAAACCATGTCAACAATCGTTTGGAATGTGTCAGCAATGAACTGTTACCCGCAAGCTGAAGGGGAGACAGATGTTGTATTCACTGTTCACTGGCAGTGCAACGGCACACAAGTGCAAGACGGCAAGACCTACAACGGGTCTGTCTACAGCACTTGTGGCGTTACCTACACCGCTGGCACACCCTACACCCCGTATGCTGACCTGACCCAAGACCAAGTGCTTGGCTGGATTTGGGCATCTGGCGTGGACAAGGACGCTACAGAAGCGGCGGTACAGCAACAGATCGACAACGCCATTAACCCGCCCGTGGTGAATTTACCGATTCCTTGGCTGGCATAATTTATATGGGCAACCCGCTGGCCCTGACAGCGGCATTTTTTGGAGAAACGCATGACTGAGCAAGAGACTCTGGCAACCCCTGTCAAACTGGAACTGCCCTTGGGCGCAGTGAATATGATTCTGGCCGCATTGGCAAAAGCACCTTACGAGCAAGTGGCTGACTTGGTTCAAGCCATTCGTGAGCAGGCCATCCCTCAGATTCCAGTGCCCACCGAAGCCAAGCCTGAAACGGCTCAATGATCTTTGGAGAAGCGGCCCTTGCAGAAACTCCGTTTGCTGCAACGGTTGGGGGACTGTTTTTTTCTTCTGTAAGTGAAACGTCCTCCGCCGCTGACTCCATCTCCGCTTCGGCTACTTTTGTTTGCGCAACCGCAGACACGGCTACAGCCACCGACACCATTCAAGCTGGTGCTGTCCTCACTTCCCTGATTGCTGAAACAGCCACCGCCACGGACAGCACAACTTCCCTTGTCACCATAAACGCCAGCACTGAAGACACGGCCACAGCCACAGACACCACCGCTTCCAACGTCACATTTGGCACCGCTGTGAGCGAAACCGCCACGGCCACGGACGAAATCTCAAGCCTGCGAACCATGTTCCCAGTGGTTGATGAAACTGCTTCGGTTGTTGACACCATCATCGCTGGCGCTGTATTTACTCCGCAAATCAACGAGACCGCTACGGGCACGGACAGCCCCTCGTCCATATTCGTGTTCCCCTGCGCAGTAGATGAGACCAGCACTGCCACAGACACAATGGCATCGAGTACCACGTTCCCAACCGCAATAAACGAAACCGCGTCCGCTGCCGACACTACCTCCACAAGTCAAGCAGCCGCTTGCTCCATCAGTGAGTCCGTCACTGCCACAGACAACCTGACCAACACGGCGCTGGTCTTTGCATCCGTCCAAGAATCCATCACAGCAGCGGATGCGTTTGTGCGCCGACTGCTCTGGGAACCAATAAATGACGATCAGTCTCCTGGCTGGACAAGTGTCGTTCCGCTTACAACTATTGACGATGTGGCCACATTTGGTGGTTTGGTGTTTGGTGATGTATCCTTGGCGGGGCAATACATAAACTCCTGGGTGCCCGACACAGTGCAGTGGACTCAAATCAATGACACACAAACCCCCACATGGACAGAAATTGTTCAATAAGGAAAAGCAATGAGCACGTATTCACCAAGTCTTCGGATTGAACTCATCACCAACGGCACCCAAGCCGGTGTCTGGGGCACTACGACCAACGACAATCTGGCCTACATCCTTGACACGTCCATTGCCGGGTACCAAACGGTCAGCGTAACTTCAGCCAGCCAAGCCCTGACACACACCAGCGGCCCAACGGCTACGGCAGCAAACAACCAGTCTGTGTATGCCATGCTGCGGTTCACGACCACGACTGTGGCAGCTTTTGCTGTCTACGCGCCTCCCGCTTCCAAGATGTACATCATCTGGAACAACAGCGGGTACTCGATGACCATCTACAACTCAACTGTGATTGGCAACACCACAGCAGCGGGTACAGGGGTTACGATTACCAACAACTCCAAGGTCATGGTGTGGTCGGACGCAACCAACTTCTACGAACTTCAAGCCGCCAATTTGACAGGCACTCTGGCCATTGCCAACGGCGGTACGGGACAGACCACGGCCAACGCCGCATTCAACGCTCTGGCCCCTGTACAAACAAGCAACGCCAATAAGTATCTCCAAACTGACGGCACAAACGCAAGCTGGGATGCGATCAGTCTCAGCACAGCGGACATCACAGGAACCTTGGCCGTAGCCAACGGCGGCACAGGGCAAACAACCGCCCTGACCCAATACGGTGTTATCTACGGTTCTACCACCACGGCTATGGCCACCACGCTGGCGGGCACTTCTTCTCAAGTCTTGAAAGGCAACTCTTCTGGCGCCCCAACATGGGGGTCTGTGTCTTTGACGGCAGATGTGTCAGGCACTTTGCCAGTTGCCAATGGTGGCACGGGCGTAACCACTTCCACGGGCTCTGGGGCAAACGTGCTTTCCACAAGCCCAACGCTTGTAACTCCCGCGCTTGGCACACCTGCTTCCGGTGTATTAACCAACGCCACGGGTCTCCCACTTTCTACGGGGGTTACGGGCACATTGCCTGTTGCAAACGGCGGCACAGGAAACACTTCTCAAACCCAGTACGGTGTTTTGTATGCAGCAACCACATCTTCTCTGACGGGCAACCCAAGTCTTTTGTCGTTTGACGGCACAAATTTGGGTATTGGGACAAGCTCTCCATCTACATACGGCAAACTGACAGTGCTCGGTACCGGGTCGTTCACCAACTCATTGGTGTCTACCAGCGCGACGGCAGCGGATAAGCCAACGCTTGAGTTCCGCAAAACCCGAAATACTGCGGGCGGTAACGAAAATAACGCGATTGGTAGGTTTTCTTTTTATAGTCAAAACGGCACCACCACCACAGAGTCTGCGTACATTGATGTCACCGATACCAGAATATCCAGTCTACCTTTTCCCGCAGTAGAGATAGCCACCTACAACCAATCAATTGGGTCCGTTGTTGCTTCTTTAACAGTTGGCGGTACGCAAACTCGTTTGTACACCGTTAGCAGCAACGGAATTCAATACACAACAAGCGGGAGTGCGCCGCATACGTTTACGGGTCGGGTTGTCTTTGATGCGACTAGGGCGTCAGATATGCCGGGCGGGATTTCAAACGCAGGGGTCATAACCCTTGCAAACTTGGCCGACGCTGCAAAATCAATTGGCGCATCTCAGACTTGGCAGGACTTCACAGTTCCTTCAAGCAGGGCAAATAACACGGACTATACAAACTCCACGGGCAGACCAATTATGGTGTCCGTTTACGCGTACTTTGTTGGCGGGCAATCTATGGAGTTACGAATAGACAGCGTTTCAGTTGCACTTGCTGGCAATTATGATGGTGGGGCGGCTATTGGTGGAACGGTTTCTGCCATTGTTCCTGTCGGGAGCACATACCGACTTGTTGCAACCGCTCTAAGTGTTGTTCAAAAATGGGCGGAACTTCGCTAGGGGTAACAAATTGATCCAATCACGGCATTCGCACTTTGCAAAGGAGCCTATGAAGGCATAAAGGGGTGCATTGCCGTTTACCAAGACCTGAAGAAAACAGGCAACGATCTGACAAAGATCACAGGTGAAGTTAGCGGGGCACTCTCAAAGTTTTTCAAGGGCCATGCAGAGTTGGAGGCCAGCCATGAGAAAGCGCAGTACCAACGCGAAGAGAACCAGAAGAAGGGAATCAAAGACGACCTTGCCACACAAGCCATAGACAATGTGATGTATCTGCGGCAGACCAAGCAGTTCTATGCCGATCTTGAGAGAATGGTGCGCTGGGAGATGGGCCAACCCGATCTCTGGCGTGAAATTGTTGAAGAGTATCAAAAGCTGTTGGATCAGAAATCGGAGCAAGCGGCTCGTGAGTTGCACGAAAAGCGGGTGAAAGCATGGCGGCGACAAAGATTAAAAAATCAGATACTGGACAGGGTGCTGGAAACGGTGCTGGTGGTTTTCGTAATCGGATACCTGATATGCCTAATGTGGATAATCAGTCTTCATCATCGGGGTCGTTTGGATACCTTCTTGTCCTGATATTGTTCGCACTGGTCTTTGTGCTGATGATCCCGCTTGTTGGGATGCTGTATGTGGATACGATGGTAGTCAAGCGCGAAGCCAAAGCGCAAATGGAAAAAACCGAAAAACTGCGAAAGCAGATTGAAGACGAAAGGAAAAAAGATGCTGACACTGTTCTCCTCCCTCATCAGTTTCCTGATGGGCGGCCTCCCAAAAATCCTTGAATTCTTTCAAGACCGCGCCGACAAGAAGCATGAACTTGCCCTGGCGGCAATGCAAACCGAGCGTGAACTTACCCTCAAGAAAGCTGGCCTGGAAGCGCAGGAGCGCATTGAACACATCCAGACTGAACAGATACAGATCAACGCAGAGGTCACCAACGCCCAGACCGCCATGCAGGAGCGCCAAACCCTGTATGCACACGATGTAGCCCTGGGCCAAGGGGCAAGCACCTGGGTGATTAATATGCGTGCGGCAACGCGCAGCGTCATCACCTACGGCATGTTCGCCATGTTTATGTTCGTGGAAATCTTTGGCTTCTACTACGCATGGCATACAAACGTGGAATTCACTGTGGCGCTGGACAGCCTGTGGGACGATGAAACCCAGATCATTTGGGCTTGCATCGTGTCGTTCTGGTTCGGCGGTCAGGCGTTTAAGAAATGAATCTCAGCCCAGAGGCCATCAAGGTCATCTGCCACCATGAGGGTATACGGTTTAAACCCTACCGATGCCCAGCCCTGCTTTGGACAATAGGAGTTGGACATGTACTTTACCCAGACCAAGCTAAGATACCAATGGATCAAAGAGGAGCTTACCCGCTTCGGCCAGAAGATAGCCGGGTTTTTTCAAAGGAAGAAGTAGATGGGATTCTCAGAAGTGATCTTGCAAGGTTTGAGCGTGGAGTGGCTCAGTTCTGCCCCGTTCCCCTTACACAAGGTATGTATGATAGCCTTGTTAGCTTTAGTTTCAATGTCGGTCTTGGAACACTCCAGCGTTCAACGCTTCGTCAAAAGCTGCTTCGGGGCGATAAAGCGGGTGCTGCGGAAGAGTTCCTCAAATACTGTTTAGCTGGGGGAAAAATTTTAAAAGGTTTGCAAAACCGGAGGATTGATGAACGAGCTATGTTTTTGTCGTAGGCTTGCCCCATTTTTCTTCCGGCCAGTTGGCATTGATGCGGTATTTCAACGTCATCCAATTAACCTCAAGATGTCTGGCAAGCGTGGCAATAATAAATGGCCTGCCTTGATAGGTAACATGAACATTGCTAGATATGTTTGCCTGTTGCTCATGCCGGGTTGCCCATCTACAATTGAGCTTAAAGTACCCCTTAGAGTTGTCAATACGATCAAGGCTGGTGTTGTTTGGCTTTTCACCCATATCGGCAAGGAACGCTTCAAATGTTTGCCATTCGTTTGATACCGTTATCCCCCTTCCTCCATACTGAGCATATGCTGCATGCTGTGGGTTTTCGCATCTTTGGCGCATTGCAATCCATGTGGAATACGTTTTTGTTAGGGTTGCATTTTTTGCGTGCCCGTGTTTGGTGTGTTGTGTTGCTGTCCCGCATGACTTTGAGCAAAACTTTCCACGGCCTTCTGCAACCCTGTTTTCAGATGTTTCAAATGGTGTCCCGCATCGTTGACATTGCGTTTGAATGCGCTTATAAATGGCTTTCATATTTGTCTCCAAAGATGCCTTATTGTAATGTAAATATGGCTGGTGGGAAAATACTCAAAGGGCTGCAAAAACGTCGGATTGACGAACGCGCCATGTTCTTGTCATAGGAATCGAAATGCCCTTACAGAAACTTGCATTCAGGCCGGGGACCAACCGAGAAAGCACCAACTACGGCAATGAAGGCGGTTGGTACCAAACCAACAAGGTGCGTTTTCGTTCTGGGTTGCCTGAAAAAATTGGCGGCTGGGCCAAAGACAGTGGTGCCTTGTCTCCAGACATTGCTGGCGTTACTACCCGTATTGCATACCCCACGACAGGCACGCTATGGGGCATCTGCCGAAGCATGTGGAACTGGATCACACTGTCAGGGTACAACTTGCTTGCGCTGGGCACCAATCTCAAGTACTACATTCAAAACGGCCCAGACGGTAACTTCTACGACGTAACACCCCTTCGGGAAACCACAGCAGCAGGCGGTGCCACATTTGCAGCGACTACAGGTTCTTCCACCATCGTAGTAACCGATGCTGGGTATAACGGCCAAACCGGGGACTTTGTGACCTTTAGCGGCGCGGCTGGTCTTGGCGGTAACGTGACCGCCGCTATCCTCAATGCGGAGTTTCAAATCACATACATCTCATCAAGCACATACAGCATCACGGTGTCTGTGGTGGCCACTGCTGGGGATTCTGGTAATGGTGGTGCGTCTGTAGTGGCGGCGTACCAAATCACCACTGGTGGCGATGTATACACAGTGGGCGTGGGCTGGGGCGCTGGTATATGGGGCAGCTACATAGGCGGGCCAGGATGGGGGGATGCCGCGCCAGCGGGGCTGGGTATTGGATTGCAACTGCGTACTTGGAGCCAGTCAAACTTTGGCGAGAACCTCGTGTTCAATGCCCGTGGGGGTCCAATATATTACTGGGACACCAATAACAACCCAACTATTTTTGACCGGGGCGTTGTGATTAAAGCGGGAGCCACTATTAGCGGACTGACAGTAGATTCCACTTGCCCCTCTTTTTGTAATTTTGTAGTCGTGTCTGATGCTTCACGGTTTGTAATTGCTTTTGGCACTAACGATCCGACAGGCGTATACGCTACTACTGCGCTTGATCCGATGCAGATTCGTTGGTCAGATCAGGAAAGTATTTGGACTTGGAATCCCTCCCTCACCAACCAAGCAGGGGATTACAGACTTAGCCACGGGTCGGCAATTATCACAGCGCAGCAGGCTCGCCAAGAGATTTTGGTGTTCACGGATTCCGCCATTTACTCTATGCAGTACCTTGGCCCGCCTTATGTGTGGAACTTTCAGATTCTGGGAGACAACATCTCCCTAGCAGGCCCCAATGCCGTGGCCACCGCCAACAACATCACGTATTGGATGGGCTTAGATAAGTTCTATATGTACTCAGGTCGAGTGGAAACACTGCCGTCTACATTGCGCGAATATGTTTTTACGGACATAAACAAATCCCAGTCGTTCCAGTTTGTGTCTGGCACGAACGAAGGCTACAACGAGGTCTGGTGGCAGTACTGTTCTGCCAATTCCAATGTGATCGATCGTTACGTCATATACAACTACTTGGATAACGTCTGGTACTACGGGGACTGGACAAACTACAACAGCGCAAATCAAGGACGAACCGCTTGGCTCGATAGCTCCTTGCGGCAATTCCCCATGGCGGTCGCTTATGGCGCGGCTGGCGGAACTTCAAATGGTTTGCTTGTCTACCATGAAACTGGTGTAGATGACGGTACGGTCAACCCAGCAGTTCCAATTGTGTCTAATGTGCAGTCGTCCGACTTTGATATTGGGGACGGCAACAACTTTGGGTTTGTGTGGCGCTTGATTCCTGACCTGACGTTTGACGGCTCCGATGTGAATCAGCCGACTGCGTACTTCACAGCCATACCTAGGACTTTCCCTGGTGCGGCATACGGGCCTTCAAACGACCCGGCTGTGACCAGCACCCAGAACTACCAGAACCAAATCACGTACAACATACAGCAGTTCACCCAACAGGTCTATGTGCGGATACGTGGGCGGCAGATGGCGTTTAGGGTCAGTTCTGGAACTACGGGTAGCACCACAGACGGTTTGGGAGTGCAGTGGCAACTGGGCGCTCCTCGTATTGACATCCGCCCAGACGGCAGGAGATAACATGGGATTTAAAACTGTCGCCCCACCGCGCCTGCCATCGGCCCCGGATGAGTACACCCAGCAGTACCAAGATCAGTTTATGAACATCTTGCGGCTGTATTTCAACCAAATAAACAGCCCTGTTCCCGCAATATTTGCGTCTGCTGGTGTTGGAACTCCCGAAGTGGTGTCGGGTATGACGTTTGCTCAACCAAGCCCTGCTACGCCCGGACAGTTTGTTATCAGTCTGCCGACTCAAGCGGACTTTGCCAACTTGCGTTCTGGTGACATTTACTACGACACTTCAGGCGGCGCAGCCACCAGCTACCCTTTGCGGATAAAGGTCTAACATGATACCATTTGGACAATTAACTAGGAGTACGCTATGGCTGGTGGCGGAGTAGGCGAAGCAGCGCTTCTTGAAGCAGTAATTGCAAGCGAAGCTGCCGGGGTGGCCGCAGGCGGGAGTTTGCTCGGCACAGCGCTCCCCGCTGGGGGCATTGCGGCACTTAGTTCTGGTGCATTGGGCGCGGGCGCAGGTGC